CCAAGTTCCAGGAGACGGCCAAGGACGCGAAAGAGGCCGGGATCGGTACCCGAGACGCTATCCGCGCTGCCTCTGGATCCCTCGAGGACTCCCAAAAGTTCCTCGACGCGACGGCTCAGAAGTGGCAAGAGCTCAACAAAAAAATGGAAGAGGGACAGTCTGTCTCCGAGGCCGGCCTCGTGACGTGGTCCGCCGAAGCGACGGCGGCTCGGGAGCAGCGGGACGCGCTCTCGGATCTCCGCGGTCAAGCCGAGGACAACATCTCCACGACCAAGGACGCTCTCGAGATCTACGAGCTCGAGAAGGACGCTCTCGACGCCTCCGCGGAGGCAGCGGAGGCAGCGGCCGACGCGATCAAGGAAAAAGCCGACGCCTCGGACGCTGCCGCGGACGCCGCGCTCTCGGTCGTGGGGGCCGAAAACTCGTGGATCGAAACGCTCAAGCAGATGAACGAGGACATAAAAGCCAACGGGAAAAACCTCGACTCCAACACGCAAGCCGGACGGGATAACAAGACGAGCCTCGTCGACCTCGCCGACGCTGCCAACACCTACCGGGACGCGCAGATCGCGGCCGGGGAAAAGACCGGGGACGTCACGAACCTCGTCCAGGGGCAGCGGGACGCGTTTATCAAGGCAGCGGAAGCGGCCGGGTACGGCGCGACGGAGGCCCAGGCTCTCGCCGACAAGTACGGGTTGATCCCCGGAAACGTCGAGACGCTCGTCAAGGCGAACGGAACCGAAGAGGCGAAAGCCGCGATTGACTCGATCCCCGAGGCCGCTAAGACCGACGTCGCCGTCACGACCTCCGGGCTCGAGCAAGCCCAAACCGGGATCTCCGGGATCCAGGGGACGGAGGTCAAGGCGGAAGTGTCCGACGCAGGGACCGCCGATCAGACCCAAGCCCGGATCGAGGGGCTCAAGGGGCGGGACGTCAAGATCGACGTCCAGGACTTCCGGACCGTCGAACAGACCCAAGCCCGGATCGACGCGCTCCGCGGAAAGGACGTCGGGATCTCCGTCCGGCTCACCAATGAACAGGACATTATCAACCGTCTCGCCGCGCTCACCGCTCCCCGAAACGCATATGTCACGATCCACGAACGCCGAGGGGAACCCGTAGTCTAATGGCAATTTTCACGATCAAGGCCGATCCGGAGACGGCTCGCGTCTCCATCACCCTCGACAACGTTTTCGGGATCACCGGCATTATCCGCGACGACGCGAACGGCTCGAGGCTCGTCCGGCTCCGCGCCGGCGGGCTCCCCGCTAACGGAACCGTCACGATCACCGATTACGAGGCGTCGATCTCCGGCCGGATCCGGTACCGGACAGTCGGCACCCTCGCCGAACCCGCGTGGACCACACTCGCAGGGGACGGCCGTCCCCGGTTCATCCTCCCGACCAAGCCGTATTTCTTCGTCGCTCCCGACCTCGTCCACAACTACAGCGCAGGACGCACCACCAGAGCCACGTTTCACGAGGTCATAAACCGGCCGGATCCGCTCGTCTCCGAGGCACCCTTGGGCACCCGCTCCGGCTCCCTCGACGTGTGGTTCGACTCGTACATGGGAGCAAGGGATCTCGAGGACTTGATCGGCCGCGGACTCCCCGTCATGTACCGCCAAGCGGAACACCCCGGAATGGACATGTACTTTTACGCCGTGAGCTCCGGGATCACCCCGGACGAGGACGCGTGGCGGCTCGCGCTCGAGTACCGGGAGATCCTCTCCCCGGCCGGGAGCATCCTCCCCGCTGCCTCGTGGACGTTCGACGCGTTCGCCGCTGCCGGGGGGACGTTCGACTCCCGCGCCGACGACTACAACACGTTCCACGACCTCGCGATCAACGAGGCCAAGCCGTGACCGTCCCGTACTCCGCCAAAGCCGCGGCCGCGCTGACAGATCCGATCCGGCACGAGTGCGCCGTGACCGTCCGTCCCCGGACCGGGGCGGAGTTCGCGCTCGACGCCGACGACGTCTCCGTGACGTTCTCCGAGGATTGGGCACCGTTCGCCCAAGCGTCCATCCGAGGCGCGATCCCGTCCACCCAGGCCAAGCTCGACGCGCTCGATCCCCGGATCCTCTGCCGGATCGGGATCGACGCCGGCTACACCTACCAGGACGGGACGACAGAGATCTTTCCGCTCGCAAACCTCGGACTCGTCGACCGCGGAGTCCTCCGTCCCTCCAACGTCCTCGAGCTCTCCGCTGCCTCGGACGAGGCAATCACACAGGACTACATATGGCGCTCGGACTTCCCGCTCATGCCCACGAACGGGATCAACGAGGCCGTCTCGTGGTGCCTCGAGTTCTCCCTCATGCAGACCGGCTACACGCTCTCGACTTTCTTCGGGCCCGGAGTGGACGAGCATCAACTCTTAGACCTGACAATCTCGATCGGGGATCCCATGTGGCGGATGCTCGACGAGATCGCCACCAGGACCGGGAAACGCGTCTATTGCGGGGAGGACGGGATATGGCGGATCCGGAACCGTAACGAGATCTCCGCGACGCCGCTGCACTCCCTCACGGTCGGGCAGGACGGGACGATCCTCGACACCGCGACGAGCCTCTCCCGCGACAACTGGTATAACTCCGTCTTGCTCGAGCACGAGTGGATGCCCTACGGAGCGTCGGAGCCTATGCGCCGTTTCGGGCACGCCGCCGTCACGTCCGGGCCGTTCGCCGTGGGGACGGTCGGGTACAAGACCTATCACGTCCGCTCGGACCGTGTGATCGCCCAGGACACCCTCAACGCTGCAGCCGTCGCGAAGCTCTCGAACCTCGTCACCCGCGGCCGGTCCCTCCGGCTTACCGCGATCGCCGCGTACTGGCTCCGGCCGGGAAACACGATCTCCGTCACGCTCCCGACCGGCGAGCCCGAGCTCTACATCATCCAGTCCGTCACGTTCCGGCCGCTCGTCGGGCTCATGGATATCGTCACCCGGCAACCCGCAAACGTCACCATCACAACAGGAGAGTAAACCGTGTCAACAACACCGAACCGCGGATACAGCGAGATCCCCGGATCCACCGATCCGAACGTCCCGTACCGCGTCAACGTCGCTCTCCGCGAGGTCGACGCCGACGTCTCCGCGATCGCCAAGCTCGCCCAGGGCGCGAGGGACGACGCCACCTACGCCCGGACCGCTGCCCAGGGAGCACTCTCCCCGACCGCCGACGCCGTCGCCGCTGCCCTGCTGGATCCGGACGGCGCGCCGGCTCGCCGCGTCGCCGAGCAGATCAACGAGATCGGAGACGCCTCGTTCACCGGCAAGGGCAAGGGACGTTTCCACCGACAGATCGACTCCGTCGCGTTCGGCGAGCTCGCCGTCCCCGCGGACGGTAACTACTTGATCCCCGGCATGATCGACACGATCGACGGCGATTTCGTCCTCGTGTACCGGGAGGGAACCTCTCACGACCTCTCCTATGGGTCCGCGCCGGGACCGCTCAAGCGTCGGATCTCGTCCGACGACGGGACGACGTTCGGTCCGGCCGTCACGATCGCCGACCACTCCGCGAAGAACACCGGGGACACCCGAGATCCGTTCCTCTACCGCGCACCAGGGGAGCGGAGGATCTACCTCACATACTTCGTCGACGAGCCCGGAACCGCTCTCGACGGCTCGTGGATCAGCTACTCCGACGACGACGGCGAGACGTTCTCGACGCCGGTCCAGATCACCACCGGATCCGCCGTCACCCCCGGAGGGCTCCGGAAGTCCGCGGACGGGACATGGCGGATGCCGATCTACTCCCAGGTCAACGGGAAGTGGCAAGCCCAGCTCATTACGGCCGCGAACCCGCTCGGGGCATGGTCCGCGCCGATCGTCGTCTATGGTCCGCCGGCCGCGGACGCGACGGAATGGGATTTTGTCGAGGTCACGCCGACGAACTGGATCGCCGGGATCCGGCTCTCCGGCTCCAACTCCGTGATAACCCAATCCACGGACGGAGGCGCGACGTGGGCCGTCCCCGTCGCTCTTACCACGATCGGGACGAGGGTTTACAACGGTTGGGCCGCGCTCCGCAAAACCCGCGACGGCCGCGTCTGGATGTTCTCACGAGCGGACGGGCAGCGCGTAATTCAGCTACTCGACGTCGACGCGCCGCTCGTCGCCGCTAATTGGGCCGAACCGGGCGGGATCGCCGGATACCTCGACGCGTCCTCCGGAGGCTTCGTCGGCAAGTATCAGCCGTTCCTCGTCGGGGATACATGGGTCGGATGCTACATGGCCGAAACCGTCCCCTCGGAAGCCGCGGAGATCCGGATCGGCCGGATCCGCGACGACGCGCTCAACCTCGGGTACTCGTTCCTCCCCGCGTTCTCCGGCATCCCCGACGGCTCCACGGCCGGTTGGCAGCTACTCCCGGTCCCGGACCGGGTCAAGGTCCGATCGAAAGGCGGGTTCTACCGGATCCGCTGGCAAATGCGTTCCTACCAGCCGTCCGGAGCGATCTCCGCGTACCAAATCGAGGTAGCGATCAACGGCGTCCGGCGAAACGTCAACGCCGAGGGCTCGTCCTCGACGTGGTCCACCCAGGCATCGAACACACATACCGTCGCCGGGTCCGGATACGACGACAGCAAGTCCGGGATCGTGTGGCTCAACAAGGGGATCCACACGATCGAGCTCATGTACTACATGAACTCCGCAACGATCGGCCGCATGTTCGGCGATCGCTTGCTTGAAGTCACCAAGCTCTAAAACCAAAGCACACAACAGAAAGAGAGAGAACACCATGACCACCCTCGATAACGGAATTGTGATTGACGAGTCGATCACCGCGCACAACTACACTCCGGACGCGAACGTCCCCGCGACGTTCGGCGGGTACGCCTCGATCAAGCACGGCGTCACGGTCCACCATTGGGGCAACGACGGCCAGAGCTTCGACGGCGTCGTCAACTACCTCGCCAGCAACAACGGACGCGGCTCGTCGGCTCACTTCGTCGTCCAGGCGGACCGGGTGACGTGTATCGTCTCCCCGGACGATGCCTCGTGGCATGCCGGACACCCGCTCGGCAATGCGCAGACGATCGGGATCGAGTGCCGGCCGGAAATGACGGCCGGGGATCTCGACACGCTCGCCTCGTTGATCCGGTACCTCGAGACGATATACGGCTCCCTCGTCGTGTACCGGCACTTCGAGTGGACTAACACGGCATGCCCAGGGCGCTACGCCGACAAGATCGACGAGCTCGTCTCCAAGATCAATAACGTCGAGGTCGCTCCCGCGCCTCCCGTCGAGATCCCCGCGGACGCGCCGGCTCACGCTTGCTGCTGCCATGACTAAGATCGCCTACGCCGTGGGAGCCGTCCTCGTCGTCGGCTCCCTCGGGTACCTCGTGTACCTCGTGATCTCGATCGTCGAGAGCGCGGTAAAGCTCATGGAGATCGGAGAGGCAGCGTGGCTCTGAAACGGAGCGTGGGACCGGTCACGACGTCCGCGACGCTCGGCTCGATCGCCGGCGTCTTGATCCTCGGGATCCTCACGCGGCTAGGGCTCGAGCTCACGGACTTGGAAGTCGCCGCCGTCATAGGACTACCGACCGCGATCGGTGGGTACCTAGTCAAGCCAGGAGAGGGGAAACGTCGTGCCGGATAGCACTCCGACCGATATCACTCCCGCCGAGATATGGCGCGGAGTCCGACAGATCAGCGCGGATATCAAGGAACTCGGGAGGCAACTCGAGTCACGTCCGGACAAGGACGATCTCAAGCTCATGAAAGACGGGATCCTCGAACAGCTCCACGCCGAGATCACGATCCGCGAGCTCGAGCGGAAGATCGCCGATAAAGCGATCAAGGCGCTCGAGGAGTGGAACTCGTGGGCGGTCCGGATCGTCCTCGGCGCGGCCGGGACCGGGATTACCGGATGGATCATCGTCGAGGCTTTCGGGAAGTAAACGCGAAACGGCCGCTCGAGTCTCTGGGGGAGTGAGCGAGCGGCCGTTGTGCAAAACACTATCACGCGGCGAGGCTAGTCCTCGCTAAGAGGCTCCCGTCGATAGGCGGGAGCTCTCCCGTCTCCAACCAATTAGCGGGAGCGTCCGTCAACGCTGCCCAGATCGTCACTTGAGCCTCACAGGGACGTCCTCGTCCGTTGATCCAGTTGCTCACGGTATTTCGGGACACGCCGAGAGACTCGGCCATAGAGCCAACGGAAACGCCGGAAACGCGAAGAGACTTCCGCAAACGATCGGCTAGATCAAACTCGAAACGGTATCGGTATGAATTAGGCATGCACAAAGCATTGCACTACTCCACTACTTGAAACAATGCAAGCGTGTACTCGTCTTTAGAGTGATGTGGACTACTTGCTTTGCACAAACATATGCATGACGCGTGTCGACTTGCATAACTTTGTGCAATGCCCAATGATGAACCCATGCAAAGACTTGGGGAAGAGGCGCGGATCATCATCCCGTCCCAATTGATAGGAGCCGCGGAAGCCGCGGAAATACTCGGACTTGAACGGTCCACACTCACTCGCTGGATCCAGCGTGAGCGCATCAAACCACTAACACAACTCGACGGGAAGCGCGGAGCCTACGTATTCGACCGCGCCGACGTCGTCTCAATCTCCCAGGGGAGCCAAGCAGCATGACACCGGTCCCGCGCCTCGTATCGCCTCGAGTGGCTTGTGAGCTACTCGGCGTCACCCGCTCAACGTTGATCCGTTGGGAAGACGAGGGCAAGCTCAAGCCCCGCCGTCTCTTCGGCGGACACCGCCGCTACTGGCTCCACGAGATCCGCTCCGTGATCCAGGAGGACGCCGCGTGAGCGAAGAATATCGGATCCGGCGACGAGGCTCCCTCGTCCTCGCGAACGAGACGGTTTACGACCGCTCCCTCAGCTATACCGCTCTAGGCGTGCTCGCCGTCCTGTTGGCACGCCCGGACGACGCTCCCAAGGGATACCGGACCCTCTTACGGCCGGAGGCAGGAGTCGGGCAAGCCTCGATCCTCTCCGCGTTCCGTGAGCTCCGTGCCAACGGATACCGCTACCAGTTCTACCGGAACGCCTCGACACCCAGAGGGAACCGCGTCTATACCTCGACGTATATCTACGAGGTCCCCGTAAGCCTCGAGATGGCCAAGAGGGACCACTTCGATACGACCGGACAGACCGCCGTCGAGGTTGAGGATAAGCGCAAAAGTAAGGGTCACCTTGCAAGCGTTCCTGATGCACAGGACCCTGATGCACAGGCTCCTGATGCACAGGCTCCTGATGCACAAAGACCTAGCTTCGCTTCGGTTGGCTTTACACCCACTAACGCGGAAATTAATCAACGCGAGGCAAGCGAGCCGGTCGAAAACGACAAAAAACCAGAAACGCTGCCAGCACAAAGCGCGGGGAGCCGACCGAATGACGCGAGTCCGTTCGGGATTACGCCTCGGCAAGCCGAGATCAACTCAAAAGGAGCAGCACTCGCGAGAGCAGCGCTCCGAGCCAAACAAGCCGCGGCAAACTAACAAATGGGGGAAAGATCAATGACAAAAGAAGCTCTTGACCATAAGGGATCCGGGACGTCCGCGTCCGGCTACAGCATGGCGATTCTCTGGAATATCCAGGTCGACATGCTCGAGCGCGATCACGCGAGGTATGGGACCGAGACGCCGCTCGACGGCGACGCCGCGGCTCGGAGCCGATATCAGGAGCTCCGACTCGCCGACGCGTGGAACAAGCTCAACGCGGCCGCGATACGCAAGCTCCGGAACAACCACCACGAGATCGACAGGAACAACCGGTGACGGCCGCGGACGTACGGCGTGAGCGGTACAACGAGGCGAAGAGGGTCCGGGAGGCTTACGACGTCGTGACAGGACGTCTCCGGGGCGCGTGGCGCTCCGCGAGGCCGGGACCGGACGCCGAGAAAGCACGACGCAAGCTCTCCGCCGCGCTCGAGCAAGCACGAGAGGCGCGAGTCCACGAGGACGCCGCGTGGGACGACCTCGCGCTCGAGAGGGTCCGGTAATGGGTGAGCAAGGATCCCTCTTCGAGGTACCCGAGCGGGAAGCTCGGGAGGCGCGGATCGTTCAAGCCAAGTGGGGAGGACGGGCCTCGACTAACGCTCGGGCGAAGTGCCGGCTCATGCTGCCGTGGGTCTGCCGCCGTTGCGGGGACATGATCCGGCCGGAGGATCCCGAGAGCTCATGGCATGCCGGACACCGGGAGGACCGGGCAGCGGGAGGGACCGAGGACGGGATCGAGCCCGAGCATGCACGATGCAACACCAGCGCGGGAGGCAAGGTCGGAGCCGCGATCACCAACAGCCAACGAGCACAGCAACCAACACACATAACCAGGGAGAGGACGCCGCAATGGTGGTAGACCGAGCCGCACAGTTCGAGGCAATCCGAGAGGCAATCCTCGAGTGCCGAACCACGACGAGACAAGCCATGCTCGCACCGACTCCCGCGTGTCATGTCGAGGACGACAAAGCACTCGGCCGCGTGTGGGACTTGCTCGCCGACCTCGAGCACTCGATCGAGTGAGTTTTTCGGACGAGGCTTGGAAGCCCACGACCTCCGTCCACTCCCTTTTTCTGCGTAGATCTCTAGAACTCAAGGAAGCCTCGACACAATGACCAACACAAAACCACGGATCCTCGATCTCTTTTGCTGCGCCGGCGGGGCCGGTACCGGGTACGCTCGCGCCGGGTTCGAGGTCGTCGGCGTGGATATCGCTCCCCAGCCAAACTATCCATTCGAGTTCGTCCAGGGCGACGCGCTCGAGTACCTCGCCGCTCATGGTCACGAGTTCGACGCGATCCATACCTCCCCGCCGTGTCAGTCCTCGAGTGCTCTCACCAAGGGCACCAACAAGGGCCGGGAGTACGAGGACTTTATCCCCAGGACACGCGAGCTACTCGCGAGGTTCGACGTCCCGACCGTGATCGAGAACGTCCAGGGCGCGGATATCCGCCGGGATCTCGTCCTCTGCGGGGAAATGTTCGGCCTCGGCGTGATCCGTCACCGTTACTTCGAGCTCGGAAACTGGATGCAGTGGCAGCCCGAGCACCGTCCGCACCGAGGCCGCGTCGCCGGATGGAGGCATGGGACGTTTCACGAGGGCCCCTATTTCGCCGTCTATGGTGACGGAGGCGGCAAGGGCACCGTCAAGCAGTGGCAGGATGCTATGGGGATGCACTGGACAGACTCCCGCCGCGAGCTCGCCGAGGCCATACCTCCGGCCTACACACAGATGATCGGGGCTGGCTTGCTCGCCGCCGTGGGGATTCCGGCATGACGGCCGTCCTCGAGCGGCCGGTCGATATGCGAGCCGTCCCGCGGTACGTCTCGGAGATCCCCGAGGGGACGGATATCGAGGCCGCGCATATCGGCGCGAGGCTGCAACGGCTCCCCATGACTCCCCAAGGGGAAGTCATGGCGGGAGTCCTCGAGGCACGGAAGCCGGACGGCAGTCGCAAGTACAAGCAATGCGTCAAGCAGGTACCGCGCCGCTCGACCAAAACGACCTCAGTCCAAAATGTTTTGCTCGGCCGTTGCGCCACGATCCCCGGATACCAGGTCGTCTCGACCGCGCAGGACGGGACGAGAGCGTCCCAGTTCTTCCGCGACATGATGGATCTCATAGAGGCTCACGCTAACGAGATTATGGAGATCCGCCAGGACGAGCTACTCGAGGCGTGGGACGGGACCGGCAAAGAGCCCGAATTCACGTACAAGGACGCTCTCAAGGAGCTCGGGATCCGGACGCTCTACTACTCCCAGCAACGGGAGTACATTCGCTGGATCAACGGGAGCAAGTGGCGCGTCGCCAAGCCGGAGCCGTCCGGCCTCCGTGGTGGCGCTGCCAACGTGATTTGGTTCGACGAGGGCGGCGAGCTCGATCCCGAGGAATCGCCGCGCTTGCTCGCCGGAGCTCTGCCCATGATGGACACCAAGCCGGACGGACAGATCATCGTCTCAGGGACGCCAGGGACGGCGCGCGTCGGGATGTTTTGGGAAATGCTCGAGGCCGGCCGCAAGGCTCCCGAGCGGATCGGGATCGTCGACTACAGCGCGGACGAGTTCTGTGATCCCAACGACGAGCGCGTGTGGTGGGAAACTCACCCCGGCCTCGCGTGTGGACTTACCTCGATCGACACGATCCGGGAGCGACACGACTCCGAAACCGGCCTCTCGCTCCCGGAGTTCATGCGGGAATACCTCTGTATCTGGCCTCCGGACTCGAAAGTTACCGCGCTGAATCTCAAGAATTGGGCGATCACGGAGACGGATCCGCTCGGCGAACCGCCGGCCGGTATCCCTTGGGGGATCGGATGGGACGTCGCGATCGGCGGCTCCGCCGCAGCCGTCGCCGTCGCGTGGTACGACGAGAACGACGAGCCTCACGTCCAGATCATGGATCACCGCGCCGGGAGCCAATGGGTCGCCCCGTACGTCGGGAAAGCCGTCCAGAAGTTCCCCCGCGTCCCGCTCGGGTACGACTCGATCGGCGATAACATCACCGTCGCCCAGGCGCTCGGCCGCATGCCCAGGGTCAAGACGACAAAGGTCAAGGCGCTCACGCTCAAGGAGATCGGCGCGTCGACGGCCGCGATCGCCGTCGCCGTGGATCTCATGACGATCCATCACCCGGCACACTCCGGCCTCGACCAGGCCGTCAAAAATACGACGTGGCGCGAGTCCAACGGGAGCCGGTTATTCATGCGTGGAAAGGGGATCGAGATCTCGTGTCTGCTGGCATGCGTCGCCGCTCTCGCCGTCGCCGGTACAGCGAAACGGACGACCGGAGTCTCGATCCCTCGAGCCTCGATCGGATAGTGCATCAACTAGTGCAAAGCACAACATAACGACAGAACCCGCTCTAATCCGACCTCGGACGGGAGCGGGTTCTTTCGTCGGAAGATCTCTCTCGTGGGAATCTTCGACAAGGTGCTAAGCATCTTCCAATTCAGTGAGACGTCCGGGTTTACCGAGTCGTACTCTTCCGCTTCGATCTTTTCCACCGGATCGGGATCCCTCGCCCCAGTAATCGCGAAAGACCTCGGCTACCTCGGAGCCGGACTCCCGGCCACGGTCGCCGAGGCTCTCTCGGTCCCGCCGATCCACCGCGCTATCGCGCTGTACTCGACGGCCGTCGGCTCCGTCACGATCCCGGACGCCGCTCCCCAGTGGCTCAAGGAACCCGTTGGATCCATTACCCCCGAGGCTCGGCTCGTCTCGATCGTGCTGGATCTCATCTTTCACCGTGAGTCCGTCGTCATGGTCAAGCGGGACGGCGGGACGATCACCTCCGGGATCCGGCTCCCGTTCGACTTTTGGGATCTCGATCCGTACGGAAACGTCGTCCTCAACGGGACGACCGTCGAGGATCAGTCCCAATTTATCTACCTCTCGTCACCTATGCCGCTCGGCTTGCTCGAGGCAGCGTCCGCGACGATCGAGCATTACCTCGATCTCAGAGACACGATCATGTCGCGAGGTAAGAACCCGATCCCACTCGTCGAGCTTCACATCACCGAAGAGTTCGAGGGAGGCGAGGCGGAGCTAAAGCAGGCTCTCGCCGACTGGACAGCCGCGAGGCAGTCCCCAGGCGGAGCCGTCGCTTTCACGCCCAAGGGTATCGAGCTCAAGACACCGGGAGCCGACTCCGCGAACGACGGCGGAGCAATGCTCATACAGGCGAGAAATGCCGTCCGACTCGACGCCGCCAACTTTTGCAATCTCCCGGCCTCAATGCTCGAGGGAGCCAACGGCGCGTCCGGGACGTACGAGAACACTCTCCAAACCAAGGACGAGTTTATTTCCCTCTCGTGTAATCAGTGGCTCGAGCCGATCGCCGCTCGGCTTAGCCTCCCGGACGCCGGGAGCTCGGAGCGGTGGAGTTTTGACTCGTCCAAGCTCGCGCCAGGGGATGCCAAGGGGAACACCGGAACCGCCGTCTCACCATCTATCCAAGGAGAAATCACAGCATGACCGTTGCCCTACTCGGTGAGTTGCTCACCGCCAACGAGTCGGACATGACCGTCTCGTACAACCTCTTGACTTTCGGGGAAGAGGGACGCACCAACAAGGGACGCGTCGTCGTCGACTCCGCGGACGTCCTCGAGATCCCGTCCGGCCAGCTCCCCATGAACGACGAGCACGCTCCCGAGAAGAACGTCGGGTACCTCACCGCGTCCGCGGTCGACGACGGGCTCCGCGCCACGGTCCACTACTACGACACGCCCGAGGGACAGGCAGCGTTCCAAGACGCCGCAACGGGCAAGCGTAAGGGGATCTCAATGGAGCTACTCAAGCCCGCAATCCGGGCCGGGAAGCTCGTCGCCGGGAAGCTCGTCGCCGCCGCGATCGTCAAGACTCCCGCTTTCCCCTCGTCTATGTTGCTCGCTGCCGACGTCGGAGAGCTCGCCGCCGATATCGGCGACGCGATCTCCGCTCTCGAAACCGGCGACACCGCTGCCGCGATCGAGATCCTCACCGCTGCCGCTGCCAAAGCCAACGAAGAACCCAACCAGGAAGAAGACAACACAGTGCCCGAAGCTCTCAAGGCGTCCCGCCAGCCAGCCTCGACCGAGGCTCTACTCGCCGCGTTCGCTGCCGGTAACGTCGCTAACGCTGCCGCGGCCGCTGCCGCTGCCAAGCCCGAGGAAAAGCTCAAGGCGTCCGCGTCCGAGCTCACCCTCGACAAGTTCGCCGCGACGCTCCGAGGCGTCTCGAGCACGACCGACGACCGGCTCAAGGCGGCCGCGTTCGACGTCGTCACTCAGGCCGACATGTACGATCCGACTTCCGTCCCCGCGTACCTCGGCGAGCTGTGGGTCGAGTCCCCGTATACCGAGCGTTTCGCGCCGCTCGTCTCGACGGAGAACCTTACCGGGATGCTCGTCAAGGGCTGGCGCTGGGTCGAGGGCAAGTCTCCCGTCGTCGACGATTGGGATCCGGCTTTCCAGGGCGTCCCACCCGCCGAGCAGATGACCGATATCCCGACCGGCGAAATGGTCGCGGAGCCGTTCGAGTTCCCCGCGAAGCGGATCGCCGGCGGTAACAGGTTCGACCGCGTCAATATCGACTTTCCCGTCCCCGGAGTGATGGAGTCATTCCTTCGTCACCAGACGGAATACATCAAGCGCCGCCGCGACGCCCGAGTCCGTCAGGCGCTTATCGCTCACGCCGCGCTGAATACCGTTGTGGGCACCGGGAACGACGTCGCTAACCCGTGGCGGAAGATCATTCTCGGAGCTATGCACGTCATGAACTACGGGACGCCGACGTACGCCGTCGTCGGTAACGACCTCTACCGCGACATGCTCGGCTCGGACATGCTCGAAAACCTCGCGTTGCTCGAGACGACGCTCGGCCTCGAGTCCGGCTCAATGGCAGGGTTCCGGATCCAGCCGGCGGACATCGAGGACGTCGCCATGAACGGGGAGGTAATCGTCGGCTCCAAGGCCGCGACGGTACTCCACGAACCGGCCGGAGCCCCGATCCGCGTCGACGCCCAGGAGCTCCTGAAAGGCGCGATCGACAAGGCCGTCTTCAGCTACTACCTCATCCGCTCGGACGAGCGCGGCGGATCGGTCCGGGTGACTCAGTAATGGTGCATCCAATCAACGAGCTACGCAAAGCCCGGGAGGCCGGACTCGAGAAAGCACGCGATCCCGAGCTCGCTTTCGTCACCCGCGCCGAGCTCCGCGCCGCGATCGACGAGGCTCTCGCTCCCGTCCGGGCAGCGCTCGAGGTATCCGACCTCGACGCCGCGATCGACGAGCTCGACGGGATCGCTCCGCTGCCGGACGCCGTCGAGGGAGACGCGACGGAGCGCGAAGCTCCCGCCGTCCCTCACCCCGCCGAGTCGGAGCCCGAGGGACACGAGCTCGTCGAGAAGATCCACGAGAAGAAGTCCAGGACCAAGCGCAAGCCCGAGGGACAGGATCCCCTCGGACTCGTCCCGGATCCCGAGGGAGACGATAGCTAGTGATCGTCGGATGGATCAATCTCGCGACGGACTTCGAGGATTGGGCGGACGCTCCCGAGCCGGAGGATCTCGCGCTCGAGGCCGAAACCGCATACGAGAAGTTGCTCGAGTGGGCTCCATCCCCGGCACCAACCGGAAAGATCCTCGACGTCGACGGCGTCACCGTCCTCGACCCGGTCCCGGCTCGCTACAAGTACGCCCAAAAGTTGCTCACTCAGCACTTGTGCGCCAGGAAGCGAGCCGGGAACGGAGAGGGGTTCGGCGCGGACGGATACATGATCTCGACGTACCCCCTCGTTAGGGAGGCGTACGAGTCCGTCCGTCCCAAGCGGTCCGTCCTCCGAGGGTTGCTCTAGTGGATACGCCGAGGCAGCAACTCGCCGCGCAGATCCAGGCCGATCACCCGGAATGGATCGTCAAGGACTATCCCGACGAGCCGTCACAGGTCCGCAAGGGAAAGCCCGTCGTCTCGATATGGCGAGCCTCGATCGTGCCGGCCCAGCGCCAGCACCTAGACCACGAGCTCACGCTCCACGTCTACGGCTCCAAGGTCCAGGACGCGGCCGCGGAGAACGAGCTCGACAACATCCTCGACGGGATCCTCCTATCGGTCGAGCGGTACGAGGGAGCCCGGTTTATCCGCGCCGAGCGGAGGAACCTCGTCGACGGCGCGTTCGCCGGGTTCGTCGTCACCGTCAACACCTACTCACCCAACGTCTACCGCGCCGCGGTACTCAACGAAAGGTCTACGGACAATGGCACTACAGCCGCATAACCCGCTTGTGATCGAGGACGTCGCGCTCACTCTCGGCGACAAGGAATTTTCGACCGCTTGCGACTCGATCGTCCTCGTCCCGACCACGACCAAAGCGCGGTGGAAGCCGGTCAACGGCAAGAAAAAGACCGTCGTCGCGAAGCCGGATTGGGCTCTGACGCTCAACCTCGGCCAGGACTTCGACACGACCGGGCTCACTCACGAGTTGATCGCCGGTCACGGTACCTCGGTACCGTTCACCCTCAAGCCGCTCGGCGCGTCCGACGCCGCCGAGATCTCCGGCTCCGTCACCCTCGAGGCGGTACAGGTCGGAGGCGGCTCCGAGACGATCGCGACGTCCGCCGTGACCCTCGACGTCGACGGACAGCCGACCTTTGTTTGGTCCGGCGAAGTAGCTCCGTAAGCCATGCCGTTTCTTGCGCCAAGCGCGGCGAGCTCGGACACCTTTCGGGCCGTCGCGCTTGCGCTCAAGTTGATCGACAAGGACGTCCGGAACGATATCAACCGGACGACGCGCTCCACCCTCGCCGAGATATGGATCCCGGCCGTGACGCGCCGGACCGACAGCATGCCCAGGATCGACCAAAAAGTCCTCGGGAAAGGGACGCGGGTCAAGCCGGGGAACCCGGTCCAATTGCTCGCCTCGACCTCGACGCGGCCGCTCTCCGGAGGGCTCGTCCCCAACGACTACTCCCGCGGGTTCGAGTTCGGCACCGACAAGCGCGACAAGTACTCCACCTATGACCGGAAGTCCCCGAACGGCGGGAGCCACTCCGTCACCAGGCGGACGACGAGGCACCTACCGAACCGGGTCCGCAAGGGCCGCGCCGTATTCCCCGCCGTCGCCGAGACGGTCCCGCGGCTCACGAGCCTATGGGTCCAGATCGTCGTCCGGAAGATCTACGAAGCCCACGAGAAATAGACAAGCGCGAATTATAACCTCTTGACAAGCGTGTTAGTCCAAATTTATTACGTCCCTTTTTTGAACATGACAGGATCCCGCGAGTGGCAATCAAGATAGATATCGTCTCCGACGTCTCCCAGGTCGTCGCCGATACCGGCAAGCTCGCCGACCGGTACGACGACGTCTCCGACACCCTCAAGGATCTCGCCAAAGCCGGAGACAAAGCCGGGGATCAGATCGAGGACGCCTTTCGCGACGGCGTCAAGGAAGCGAAAAAGCTCGACGACGCGTTCAAGGACGGCGAGACGGCCGCTCGGGATCTCGACCGGAAAGCCGACGACGCGTTCGACTCGATCTCCAAAAACGCGAAACGGGCCGGGGACGCCGTTGGGGACTCTCAAAAAGAGGGGTTCCGGGAAGCCGGCGAGGGACTAGATAACTTCAAGGAAGAGGCCAACTCGACCGCGAAAGAGTCCGCGGCAAGCTTCGACGGATCCGCCGATTCCATCCTCGGATCCTTCCAGGAGATCGCCGCTAACGCGTTCGCCGGGTTCGGTCCGGCCGGAGCCGCCGCAGGGCTGGCAATGGCGGCCGGGATCGGTATCGCCGTTACCGCCATGCAGGACACCGCCGAGAAGGCGACGGAGGCCAAGCAAAAGAGCGTCGACATGATCGACGCGATCGCCGAGGCCGGAGGCAACCTCGCCGACATGGATCTTTCCGAAAAAATTATCTCGTGGGGCCGGGAAGTCATGGAGGACAACTGGATCACCTTTTGGGCGGACGAGGCGTCGACCAAGTTCCAGGAGACGGCCAAGGACGCGAAAGAGGCCGGGATCGGTACCCGAGACGCTATCCGCGCTGCCTCTGGATCCCTCGAGGACTCCCAAAAGTTCCTCGACGCGACGGCTCAGAAGTGGCA